TCACCCCCAAAGTCGGATTGGTTTTCTAACAGTAATCTCAGGTTGGTCCGGCAGTTTAGTCAACATAACCTTCGGCAAAACAGGCCCCAAAGCGGCAAGGTCAGGGTTCGCGCCATAGCCGGCGGCCGTCATGTCTTCTCGGCCGTAATGAACCTTGCAAATGGCATCGACCATGTCACTGTCGATCGTGCGGTAAGTACTCATGACATACATCCCATAAACGAGGCCAAGCATCCGTGCCGTTTCGGTCATGTCTACTCGTCACCAACGACGCGCAACCTAGTCCGCTGGCCTTCGGGTAACTCGGGCCGGAAGTCCCAGCCGTGTTTCAACAATCGCTCGGAGAGGTCGTCAGGTGCCAATTTCCGGTAGCGGTTCGCCATGTCGGCTTTCGACCACCCGCCCTGGTCCATGAGGGTGCCAAAATCGCGGGTCTGGGCGTAGAACCATGTCGCCCAGGTATGGCGCAGCACATGCGGCGTGACATCATCCCCCAGCCCTGCAGCATCGCGGGCCTTGTTGAAAGCGGTCTGCATCTGACCGCCCCCGCCGTCGATCAGCTTGATCTCTTTGCCATATGGGGTGCGAAACATCCGCCCTTTGAGCGGCAAGTCCCCCATGAGCTCGACCGACTGTTCCGGCAGCTTCACCCAGCGTGCGGAGCCGCGCGTTTTCCCAGCCCCTACCTCGATCGCCGGGATCCAGAGCTGTCGGGTACCGGCGTTCCAGTCGTCCACTTTCGCGGCAAAACATTCGCCAGTCCTGCAGCCCGATCCCAGCAGGAATGCAATCTTCGCGAGGGTGTAGGGTTCCGGGTTGGGATGACGAGGCAGTGTAAGCGCGGTCGCCGCCTCGAGTAATGCCTCGGCTTCCTCGGGGGTAAGCCAGCGCACCCGCCTATTGTCAGTCGATGGTCGCCGTCTTGTACCCTGGGACCAACGGATCACCGCGGTGATTGGAACCCGGACTTGCCGTCGTATCGTATCCGGTGCGCGCCCCGGGTAAATTGTCGCGCCGGCGGCGACGATCTGCGGTTCGTCGATGTCCTCAATCAGTGTGTGCTCACCAAAGTATCGGATCAGCTTGGGCAAGAACCGGGCTTCACCGCCCGCATCCACGTAGCCCTTGGCAGCTTTCCAAAAGGGTGTTCCCTCACGTTGCGCTAACGGATTGAGACGACGCTCCCAGATCTCGCGGTAGAGTTGCTCCGCTTTTTGGCTCGCGATTCTCTTGAGGCTTTTGTCACGGAGGCCAAGGCGTCGGCGAATCCGCTCGCCTTCGATGTAGAAATCGACCTTCCAGCCGTACTTTTCGTCCCAGATCGGGTCCCAGTCCTTTCGCATTTCAGCCCCTTCCTAATTTCCGCTATGTGCTCAGGGTAGAATACCTTTTTCCGACCCCTGAGTTCATAGTGCGGATGTCGGGCCAAAATAGCTACGAATGTTCGTCGGCTTATGCCCAACGCCGCCGCAGCCCCGTTCATATCGATAGGCTCAATGGCCCAGGAGGGAAGGCGCTGGGCGGTCATTCGCAAAGCCCATATTCGCTGGAGCACATGGCGGCATCGTCCATTGCCGCGATCATGTCGTATTGCCGTCCGCCATGGGTGGTAAGTGACCAGTCAAAAACATCCGCGGCGCTGGGCAGCCTACCGTCCTCGAGGGCAGGTATCGTGTTGGGGCCGAAAAAGGTCGATTTTCCTCGTTTTGATGCGGCGCTGACCAAGCGCTCCCACTTCAGGAGCTTTTCGAGCACGTCAGGTCGACGCAAGCGCAGCATTCTGAGCCCTCGCTTGTTCTCCATAACACAAGGCAGGCAACCGACCCGGCTCATACCTTCGAGATAGAGCGGGTTGGGCGGTAAGCCGTGCCGCGCGTGCAGCGCAAATACCTGATCAACGCTCCAGTCAAGAATGGGCCGGTATATCAGCATGGAGTGAAGCTGGGGGTTTCGCACCCGGTGATACGTCGGCAGCTTGGAGCGTGGCGTAGACTCTTCGCGCCGCTCGCCCTGCCACCGAGTAACCTCAACCTGGGCCAGCGCTGGGCGGAACACCTGCTCATCCATCGGACGGCTCTTAAGGTGTTCTGTGCAAAACCGAGCCTTGGCGGACGGAAAGCGCCCCTTCCAGATGCACAGGTCCAAAAACGGGATCCCGGTGGGATACAGCACATCGAGCGCGGCCTGAACAATCTCGTCGGCAACACCTTCCTCGACCCATTTGGTTTGAACCAGCTCACGTTTCCTGGCGATCTGAACCGAGAAGTCAGCCTGCACAGTTTCCACTTCTGGACCACCCGTCCTGGCGGCGAGCTCGGAAATCCACTCATAGGTCTCCGGTGCCTCGTGTCCGGTATCCGCTGTCACCGCCCGGAAGGGTCGCCCACGCTCGAGCGCCAACAGGTAGGTAGCTGCGCTATCCTTTCCCCCGGATATGCAGACGATGTGTGCGCTCATTCGTCCATCACACACCGTCGGTGAGTGGGGTGCGGCATTCTGTTGGTAATCTCGTATTGACCGGCCTCGAGGCGGAGTGGTTTGCCGTTCATGTCCACGATCTCGATCGCGCGCGCGCCAAAGACCCGGCCCCGTACAATTCCCAATTCGGGATGATGAGTTGGCGACCTTTGAAACCGGACCTCATCTCCGAGATCAGGGAATGAAGAAAAGGCCCCCGAGCTGGGCGAACCATGGCTCGAGGGCGTAGTTTCCCCGGAGCGCGGCGGTGTGGGCGCATCATCGGGGCGAGGTGTTTGGATTGGAGTCTTCATGCTGCGGCCTCGAGCAGACGCTGGGCTTCGGCAATCCACGCGCTGGGCAGTTCCTCCAAGGTTTCAGCGGTGGCGCGGATCTTGAATACCTCGATGTAAATGGGCGTCGCAACTGGAAGCCGAGCGCTTGCCCAATCCCATGCGCCACCGTTGTCGCGAGCAAGCTTGACCAAAGAATCCAGCCGGTTCTCGGGCTCGATCGTGTCAAAGACCGCGATCACGCCTCGCAGCCGTTCGAGGTTAAGGCGGCGGCTCATCGACCAACCTCAACTGGCATCCGAGCGAGCCGGTCCTGGTCAACCACGTTCCCGCGCTCGGTCATGAGCGTCATCCATGCCAGCCGACGGAGCAGAGGATGATCCGCGTATTGCTCGGGGTTCGCAACCACCTGTCGTGGATCCGCGCAGAAATACGTTGTCGGTTTGACCGCAGGGATCTGTGGGGGAATGAAATGCAGCATGGTTGCCTCCATTGTCGTGGAATCATTTTTGCTGGACGTTTCTTCCAGTGTCAATTATAAAATGGAAAAATTATCCATTTAAGAGAAGGCATTGACGGTGCCCGCTGGTGGCGCATTGATTGGTGCTCCGTCAGGCATAGAGAGGAACAGTCGTGCAGTACCCGTTTTTGGATCGATTTCTATTTCTCGTTTGCGGATTGACTGGGTGGTCAATCGACAGAGCTTATTCGTCGTTGTTTTTCCGACTGTTTCGGAAGTTAGTCGCGAAAGGCTCCGGGAGGCCGATTAAGCGTCCACGATACAGATAGTCCATAGTAATGCCCCAACGCTCCGAAATCTCGAAAGCCATTTCCGCTTTTAGCGGTTTCTTACCTTGGATGATCTTCGAATAGCTGGATGGATCGACATCAAAAGAAGCGGCAAACTCACCTTTTTCCAGGTCGAGAGTCTCCCGCACAAGCTCTAAACGTTCGCCAACCCCTTCTAGGTCGATTCCCAAGTCTACACCTCATCCTCGTAACTCCAACAAGATTACCTCTTGTGGACAAAATTTCCATCGTTGTTTGCTCCAATCTTGACGATTGGAAGTTTCTTCCATTATCACGGTGTCATGACCGACATTTCATGTGTGAGCGAGTTGATTTCGCTCTGGCCCAATCGACAAGCACTAGCAAACGACCTCGATGTAACGGTCGCTCGCGTTCACAAGTGGGTGCGAGCGAACGCCATCCCTGCAAAGTACCACGCCGATGTTTTAGAGGCCGCAAAAGCGCGCCAGTTTAGTCTCGACGCTGAGAGCTTGGTCGAAATGCACCGGCAGAAGTCGGAGGCCGCATGAGCTATTTTAGCCACTTCCATGCCCAAGTGGGTCATATGGCTGTAGCGCAGATGAAGGCGCTGAGCCAAGGTGTACCGTACAGAATCTCGAGAATGAACTGTAGCTCAGTGAGATATTCCGTCTCGCCTGTTCTTTCGGGGGCGGGGTGGAATAGCGCGGCGGTGCTTGTGACACCGTCGCGCACCCCGCGGTTTCTGATGGAGACAGTCTGGGCAGTGGCGCCGGCGCGTGTCCTCTGGCGGGTCTCCCGCGTGGCTGTGACGTCATGAGCCAAGCACCGCAATCTGCATCACTATCGACGACCGGCTGGCAAGGGTTTGCGCGGCGGCTTCGGTTCTATCGTATAAGACGTGGCGCAGGCAGGACATTTTGCCAATCTCTTCCCTTGAAGGATCGATTTGCGTTTCTGCTGCATGCAGTTTGGACACAGGAGATGCTGTGGCTCCCCCGTGTCGTCATTTTCTTTGAGGCGATACACAAGCGTACCGACTGGCGTCTGCCAAAGTTCATATCGGTGAAAGTCGGTTTGTTGTGCTTGCGCCGCTTTTATCTCGGCTTCCAACGTGGTCAGGCGCTGGATCAGTTGCGCATTCGCCGCCTGCGTATTCGCTACCTGCAGCATCAACTCGCTCATCGCGAGTTTGACATCGGGGTCAGCACCGCTCTTAGACGAACTGAAAAGCTCCTTGATAGTTTCAGCGGCCTTGGCGACCTTGCTTGCCGCGCTGCCGGTGTCCCCCGCGATTCCTATCGCGTCCTGGATCGTTTGAAAGTCGACTTCCATGGCAAGCTCCTGATCGCTTCTCTCAATGAACATGAGCAATTTAGCACGGGTGATGTCACGTGAGCCAAGCACCGCAATCTCCCATCCAATATCCCCGCGTCCGCGTCGACGGCGTAACCGGTGACAATCACGACCGAGACCGGATGGTGCTACGCATCGAGAATGAGGACGGCTCCAGGCACGGTCACCTCTCCTTCGCGATCGAGGACCTACGGTCGATTGAGGAGCTGGTCTCGGACTTCGAGCCCTACTTAGCGAAGAATTGGGCCAAGCGGGACAGTCAACAATGATGGGCAGTCCACTCCTCCAGGTCCTCAGGGAGACCGCAGTCTGCAGGGTCCGCGCCATTTGGTGCGGTGCCGCAAAAGCCTCGGACAAGATCCTCATGCGCGCCTGCCAGATCGTTGAAGTCTCCGAACGGTTCCTGATCCAGCGCAATCCGCCAGAAGCTGCCCGTCCACCTTATGGACCAGAGGCCAAATCGGTTTCGATGGGTGTATGCGACAACGGTTTTCATCCCGCTTTTCCTTTCCTTTGGGCGGGATGGATACGCGCGGCGGTGTTGGTAGCACCGTCGCGCACCCCGCGATTGACAATGGAATCACCGTCCCATGGCTCGCGGACGCTTTCCTCTGGCGGGTCTCCCACGGGACAATTTGAGCCGGGTCCGACCTGCCCAAACATCCGGCCAACGACGCCGGAGAGGCAAACGTCAAAGGCAATCAAGAGGTCGAGCATGGGACAACGTCGAATGGCGATGTTGCGCGGTGTGCCATGAGCCACATCGCGACGGGCATCGTTCAGAGACGCCAAACCGGAAGTTCCGCGAACAAGGCCGTATTGATGTTTATGGCTGCATGCGCGTCGGATGACGGTTCCGGGATCTGGACCTCGAAGGCTAACATCGCTGCCGATTTGGAAATGAGTAAGCGGACGGTCCAGCGGGCCGTTGATGCACTCCTGGCCGCGTCGCTCATCTCTGAAGTGGGTCAGAGGAAGTGTCGAAATGGTTTCACGGTAGAGTATCGGATCAACATCGAAGCCATCGAAAAGCTGCCCTCGACACGTGACACCGTGACACCCCTGGACACAAAATCGACGGGTGACACCATGTCACCCGTGTCACCCTGTCACCTGACGGGTGTCACCATGTCACCCCATGGGGTGTCACAGTGTCACCCAAACCTTACTGGAACCATCCTTGAACCTTTATGTGCGGCTGACGCCGCAAACACGGGACTTTCAGATTTCTTTGATTGGTTCTTCGCCGTCTATCCTCGGGCTGGTGATCGGGAAAAGACCGAGGCTGCGCTGAAGAAGGCGGTTTGCCAGGATGGCGTGAGCTGCGAGACCATCCTCTCCGGGGCCAAGGCCTATGCCGCCGAGCAGAAAGGCAACCTCCCTCGCTACGTCGCTTATTCCGAGAATTGGGTCGAGCAGAAACGGTGGCTGCAATTCGCCACCGCCGCGAAGCCGGTGAGCCCGGATGTAATCTTTGAGCAACGGGCCAAGGCCATCCGCGAGCGGCAATCATGGGTTGCGCGACATGTATCGGCAGCGTCCGCGCGGGAGTTGATCTCTCGTGGGCTTGTAACCGTCGAGCAGTGCCGGGAAGTGGGGATAGCGCTATGAGCAATATCCACGCTGACCCGGCCACCAACGGCACCACCTTTGGCAAGGCAACGGTCACCGTCGATCCAATCGCGGGCGATTGCGTGGTTCATGCCCTGCGTCCTGGTCCGGTCATGCCGGTGATGCGCAGCACTCGGCTCCACAGCCTCGATGAAATCCACGGCGCTTACCAGGTTCAATCTGGATTGGCCGCGACAGACCCGATCGCAGCGGATGTTGCCCGCGCTCTCAAGTTCGCGGGACAGCAACTCAAAGCGCACCAGGAGGGCCGAGGGCAGTGATGCAGCGCTTCTCAGTGAAAGCAGACGTGGCCGGTGTCGGCCATATCCAACACATCATCCGGGCGAAGGATGCCGACGCAGCGTTCGAGCGTCTGATCCGCGCTTACCCAAACCGCGCGATCACCACGTTCAATGCTCTGTGCGCTGGGCAGCAAGACACGGAGGAGGCGTCATGACGGATCGCATGTCTGCAGCCGAACTCCGCGATCTGCAGGAGCAACCGAAGAACCAAAAGTTCGGTGCCCAGCGCATTACAGTCGATGGGATCACCTTCGATAGCAAACGCGAGGCGAAGCGCTGGGCGGAGCTGAAGCTCCTGGAGCGAGCTGGGAAAATCATTGAGCTCCGCCGTCAGGTCGTTGTCCCTCTTGAGGGGCGTCATGGGCCTCTGCAAGCTCGGAAGGGGCGGCAGATGCGGATCACGGTGGATTTTGGCTACGTCGAGGTCGCTACTGGACAGTCGATCTACGAGGACGCTAAAGGAATGCCCACACGGGACTATGAGGTCCGTCGGGCCGTTGCCGCCGCACAAGGTGTGGAGGTTCGGGAGGTATGAGCACCCTCCGCGAGTTTCTGGATATGCGCCCGCACGGTGGCTTCAACATGATCATGGCTGACCCAGCGTGGCGTTTTGATCTGCGCTCGGAGGCCGGGGAAGAGAAAGCCCCGCAGGCCCACTATTCGTGCGAGGACACGGACGCCATCTGCGCATTGCCGGTCCAGGCAATTGCAGCGGCGGACTGCCTGCTTTGGCTTTGGGCCACGAACCCGATGCTGCCCGATGCCCTGCGCGTCATTGAGGCTTGGGGGTTCGAGTACAAGACGGCGGGTACATGGGTGAAGCGCACCACCCGGGGCAAAGAGGCTTTCGGTACCGGTTATGTGCTGCGCAGCTCAAACGAGCCCTTCCTGATCGCTACGCGCGGCGCTCCCAAAACGACAAAATCCACCCGATCGACTGTGGCCACATTCGACGACGGTTTCCATTCCGAGTTCGGCGGTGGACCTTGGCCAACCGGGACAATCACGATCGAGGCGAAGGTGCGTGAACATTCCCGCAAGCCCGACGAAGCATTCGAGGCCGCAGAGAGTCTGATGCCGGATGCCCGGCGGATTGAGCTGTTCTCGCGCCAGTTCCGACCCGGCTGGGCTGTGTGGGGCAATGAGGTGGGGAAATTCGATGCCACCTAAGCCCTGTTCAAAGCTTCCCGTGTCAGTCGCTGAAATTGCCGAAGTGATTGGGCGTGAGAAGGCCCTGGATTTCGTCGGCCAACTCCCACGTTCGGGATCCCGGCGCTGGCGGGCCTGCATCTACATACCCAAGCGCCTGCCTGCCGATCACAAGCTGGTCCAGATGCTGGGCTGGGAGGATGCGTCAAAGCTCTCCTACGCATTCTCCGGCATGATCCTTCAGCCCTCCCGGCTTGAGGCCATGGATAAGGCGCACCGCAACCGGCAGATCGTCCGCGCCGCGGGTGAAGGCGTGCCGGTCGAGGAGATCGCCGATGTCTACGAGATGTCGCGGTACCGGATCAGAGAAATCATCGCCGAGGGGCAATCAACCAACCTTTTAGAGGTCTAAATGAAACTCATCCCAAATTGGAAATCCGTGGCCAAGACAGCCCATAGCATGTGGGCTTTCTATGCAAGCCTGATCTGCCTGCTCCTGCCCGAGGTCATCTTCTGGCATTTCGACACCGACACTCACCCGCGCATCTGGTGGGTCACGGGCATCTTGCTCCTGGTCTACGGCATCTTCGGGCGCATCCTGGACCAGGGCATCGACCGCTCGAAAACCAACTCGCCCTGGATCTTGGGCGTCCTGGCCGTGATACTGGTGGCCGCGCTGGTGATAGGTCAAAGCACAGACAAGGGCGCACTCGATGTGGGCATCGACACCTTCGCCCAGGCTCAGCCAGTGCAACCCGACCATGGCCCCGCAAACCCGCCGATAGGCTATGACGTGGCTTTCCTGGAGGTTGCGATCCCCTTTGTCGGGCGATGGGAGGGCCTGCGCCTGGAGGCCTATCTCGACATCGTGGGGATGCCCACGGTCTGTTATGGCGCTACCAAGGGTGTGAGGCTCGGCGACAGCTACACCAAAGCTGAGTGCGATGCCATGCTGGCACGCGAGATCATCGCCTATCGGGATGGCCTCCGGCACGCCTTCACCACTGAGACACTGCGGGACCGAATGCCGGTCGCGCGGGATGTCGCATTCACTAGCCTGGCTTACAACGTGGGTGTCTCTGGCACTGCCGGGAGCACCGCAGTACGGCGGCTCAATCAGGCCAATGTCGCGGGCGCATGCGAGGCGCTCGGCTGGTGGACCCGCGCGGGTGGGCGCGTGGTGCGCGGCCTGGTTAACCGGCGCTCCGAAGAGACCACGCTTTGCTTGTCGGGGGTGGCATGACCCCGCGGGCCGTGTTGATCGTGTTGGCGATTGTGGCGCTCGGTGCCGCCATCGCCAGCATCTACGGCTTTGGCCGCGAGAGCGCCGAGACGGACATCGACCAACAAAATCAGGAGGCCGGAGATGCGGCTAATCAGGCAAGTTCTGTATTTGAGCGTTGCATGGACGCTGGCGGCGTGTTCGACTTTGCAGCCGGCCAGTGTCGTGGGCATTGACCGCGCCATTGGGGATGCGCTGCCAGGCGCAAAGGGCGAGACGCTGAAAGACCAGGATCGGATTGACGATACCATCGCGCGCGCCTGCGCGGCGGGGATTTATCGCGTCGAGCTCTGCGATCTGCACACCAAAGCCAGTGCCGCACGGCGAGCTGAGCTTACAGAAAGCGGGTCCTTCCCAGGGGGGAATGCCTAGTGGGTGTGGATACGCGCAAAAAAACATTTGTGCGTGGCGCTCAAAACGATGGCCTACTACTATACCTCAGAGGCCTGCAGTGACGAACAAGCGAGGTCGCGGCGTCATCCTCAATCGCACCGAAACTGCCGATCATTTCGGCATTGCCATGACCACCCTCGATGATTGGGTGCGTCGTGACTGCCCGGTGCTGCAGCGTGGAGCCCGCGGGCGTCCCTGGCAGTTCAACACTGCGGATCTGATGAAATGGCGCGAGGCTGATATCCGAGCCCAGTCACAAGGTGTGCAGTCAGCATCTGCCGACGAACTCAAGCGACGCAAGCTCGAAGCGGAAACAGAGATGGCCGAGCTCGATCTCGCCAAAGCAAAAGATCTGGTCGCCCCGATCGAGCAGATCGAGCGGGCTCTATCCAAGGCATTCGGTGAGGTGCGGGCCAACCTACGCAATGTGGTGCCAGGCCGAACCGCGCGACGGTTGGTCGGCGAGACCAACCAGACAAAAATCAAGGCAATGCTGCTCGAAGAGATTGATCAGGCACTCAAGGCATTGGCCGATGATGATCTGATCAACGAAACCGATCTCGAGCTAGCCGAGGAAGATGAGGACGAGGATTGAATGCAAGGCCTGATTTTGCGAATGCGGCGGCGATCGTTCGGGCCACACGTCAGGCCAAACGGTTTCTGCGCCCACCGCCGAACCTTGCTCCCTCTGAGTGGGCCGAACAGAATGTCCGTATCCCTGTTGGGAATGCAGTTCCCGGCCTGATCCGGTTCGACAACGCACCCTATCAGCGCGAGCCCCTCGACATGATGGCAAGCCCCGAGTGTGAGCGGATCACGCTGATGTGGGGTGCTCAGGTCGGCAAGACGCAGACCGCGCTTTGCGGCCAAGCCTATTTCGTTGCACAGAATCCGTGTTCGCAAATCATGATGCAGCCGAGCCAAGGCGATCTACACACATGGCTCGAGACAAAATTCAACCCGCTGGTGGAGGCCAACAAGGAGCTGCAGGACGCGATTGCCAAGCCGCGGGGCCGCGAGGGTGTCAATAACCAGCGCATGAAATCCTATCCCGGTGGATTCCTGATGTTCTCCTGGTCGGGATCCCCGAAAACCATGCGCGGTCGCTCAGCACCCAAGATTGTTTGCGATGAGACCGATGGATATGACCGCACAAACGAAGGCCACCCCGTGGGTCTCTTATGGCAGCGGGCCGCCACCTTTGGCGATCAGCGCCTCTTGCTCGAGATCAGTACGCCCACCATCAAGGGTGCGAGCTGGATTGAGTCGGCATTCGAGCAGGGAGACCAAAGACGCTTCCATGTCGCCTGCCCCAAATGCGGCGGCCACCAAACGCTCAAATGGCGCAATGTGCGATGGGAAAAGGACGATGATGGCACTCATCTGCCCGAGACCGCATACTATCAATGCGATGCGCATGACCCGGAAACGGGCGAGGTCTGCGATGCAAACTGGACCGATGGGGAGCGCGTTGCCGCGATCCGAAATGCAGAGAGCAACGGGGCCGGATGGAAGGCCGAAAAACCATTCCGGGGCCATGCCTCCTACCATCTAAGCGAGCTCTATTCCTGTCTTCGGCGGTTACAGGACATCGTGCAATCGTTTCTCGACAAAAAGGCCGCCAATGATCTGCAGACGTTCACCAACGTCTCGCTCGCCGAGACATGGGTAGAGGAGGCCGAAGAGGTAGAGGCTGATGTACTCAGAGCGCGCGCCAAACCGTATCCCGCCCAGGTTCCGGCCGCGGTGGGCGTCCTCACGGCAGGTGTCGATATGCAGGAGGATCGGCTCGAGGTTGAGGTGGTTGGCTGGGGGCTTGGGGAAGAAAGCTGGAACATCGACTATCAGGTGTTCTGGGGCGATCCGACCGACGACGCTGTTTGGGACGAGCTGTTCGAGTATCTCGGCCAAACATTCGAGCATGAATCGGGTGCCCATATCAGGATCGCCGCAACCTGCGTCGACACCGGCGGCAGCAAGGGCCTCACCACCGCCGCCTATGGTCAGCTCGCCGGCAAACACCGCCGCAAGATTTTCGCCATCAAGGGCAAAGGCGGCTGGGATCGGCCTGTGGTCTCCCCACCATCCAAGACAAAAACAGGCCGGAAGGGCAGACCGGTCACCCTGTTCACAGTGGGAACCGATGAAACCAAGTTAATAGTCGCCCGCCGTATGATGCTCGAAACGGGTCCAGGCACTTGCCATTTCCCCGACACCCGCGACCCCGAATACTTCGAGCAGCTCACCGCCGAGCGACTGGTGACCAAGATGATCCGTGGCTTTCCGTTCCGTGAATGGCACAAGAGCCGAGCCCGGAACGAGGCTCTGGATTGCCGCGTCTATGCCTATGCCGCGCTCAAGATCGACAACCCAAACATTCGCCATCGCCTGGTGCGATTGAAGCCCGTCGACGATGTGGAGCCGATCACCGATGAGGCCCTTGCGGGGGAACCGCCAGAGGAAGAAGAGGCCCAGCCCCGTAAGAGTAGGCGCCGAAGGGCCCGGCGTTCCCGTGGTCGAGCCCGCGGGCGATCAAGCGACGGATGGTAGGAGTGCTCTCACAATTTCCCAAAACCATTCAGGCGGGCCTCAGCTTTCGGGCCGAGATCGTTGCGCCTGATTATTTGGCGTCGGAATGGAGCGTCACTGCGCTTTTGCGGGGACCATCCTCTATCGATCTCGTCGCCACAGGCGATGCCGACAGGCATACCTTTGCCGTGCCCGGCGCTCAGACTTCGGCATATGAGGCAGGCCGATATACGGTTTCGGTGCGCGCCACGGACGGTGTTGACGTGTTCGAGATCGACGCCGGCGCGGTGGAGATTGTCGGCGACGTCGCCGCACTTGAGGTTGGGCATGACCCGCGCGATCACGCAGAGCGGGTTCTCGCGGCCATTGAGGCCGTGATTGAAGGCCGCGCCTCAAAGGATCAGCAATCCTACACGATCAACGGGCGGACGCTTGTACGCACGTCGATCGCCGAGCTCTTGCAGCTCCGCAAAACTTACCAGGATGAGGTCGCAAAGCTGAAAAGCGGCGGGCGCCACAGGCGTCTACTGCGCCGACAAGTAAGGGTGAGAATGTAATGGCATGGCCGTTTTCCCGATCATCTGAACGTACAGCGCCCGCAATGGCACGGGCCGAGCCTGAGCTGCGCCCATCCTCCATCCCGAAGGTAGCACGGCGCAACGGACCGATCACAGTTCGGGCCCGTCGATCTTTTGATGCCGGCGAAACCAACCGACTGACGTCGAATTGGACCACCACCCCGCTCACTGCGGATCAGGTGATCGACCGCAATCAGCGCGTTGTCGTCGCCCGATCGCGCGATCAGGCAGGCCGCAACGACTACATGAAGGCTTTTCTCCGTCTCTGTGACCAGAACGTCGTCGGCCATCGTGGGGTGATCCTGCAGGCGCAGGCCAAAGACGACGACGGCTCGCTTGACCGCAAGGCCAACGAAGCGATCGAGGCGTGGTGGCGGCAATGGCAACGCGCGGAAAACTGCGACATCACGGGTCGACGCAGCCTGCGCATGATGTGCAAAACAGCCGTTCGCACATGTGCCAAGGACGGTGAATTCATGTTCCGTGAAATCCGGGGCAATAGCGCGCCGATGGGCTACGCCTTGCAAATTCTCGATCCACAGCGTTGCCCCGTTGATTACAATATCGAGCGCCTTTCTGGTGGACGCTTTGTTCGCCAGGGCATCGAGTTTTCGCGCGAGGGGCGGCCCCTCGCATGTTATTTCATGACTAGCGATCCGGGTTACTCTGGCTACACCTACAATGGCCACAGCCTTGATCGCGTGCCTGCGAGCGAGATCATTCACGGTTTTCTCGAGGACATCGTCGGCCAGCGCCGCGGCCTGCCTTGGGCGGCAACATCCTTGTGGCGGCTCCACCAACTGAGCGGCTTTGAAAAGGCCGCCCTGGTAAATGCGAAGACAGGCGCCAGCGTCGGCGGTTTCCTGGAATGGGAGAAAGACGAAGGCCCCGAGATCGAGGAGGATGATCTCGACGAAGAGTTCTATATCGAGCCGGAAGGTGGCGTGTTCCAGGAACTACCACCCGGCCTAAAGCACAAGGCGTTTGAGTCCCGGTATCCAAGCGGTGAGTTCGCGCCGTTCCACAAAGCGATGATCCGTGGCGCAGGTGCGGGCATGGGCGTTTCCTATGTCAGCCTCGCCAATGACCTTGAGGGTGTCAATTTCAGCTCGATCCGGCAGGGCGTTCTCGACGAGCGCGAGCATTGGATGGACCTGCAGGAATGGCTGATCGAGACGCTCGTCGATCGTGTGTACCAATCGGCCCTCGAGCCTGCGCTCCTGCGCGGTCTGGTCAAGAATGGCCCGATCCGGCTTCGACCTGAACGTATTGCCAAATATCGCAACGTGTTTTGGCAAGCCCGCCGATGGGCATGGGTTGATCCAAAGAAAGACATCGAAGCCGAAGTCGCAGCCAAGGACAACATGCTGACCTCTCCGTCCGAGATCATTCGTAAACAGGGCCGCGACCCCGAAACCGTCTGGCGAACCTTCGCTGCCGACATCCAGGCGATGGAGGATGCAGGGATCCCCGAGAAATTCATCATGGCTGCGCTGATTAAAGGCACTGGCCTGGTCGCGCCCGGCTCCGAAACGGGGCCCAGCCAAACAGAGGAGAACAACGATGAAGACGATGGTGCTGACGAATAGCAGCCTGGCCTCTGCCCTGGTGGGTGCGGCTTTTACTCGCTCGATCACTGTCGAGCAGATCAACGCCAATCGTGGCGGAGTCCCGCTTCGCCGGCAGGCAGCGGTGCGAAACATCAATGAGGAAGCCCGCACTGTTGAGGTCGCATTCAGCTCCGAGGAGCCGGTACCGCGCTGGTTTGGCGACGAGGTCCTTGACCACTCGCCGGGTGCGATGCTCGAGACCCGACTGCAGGACGGAGCTGCTGTACTGTGGAACCATGACACCGATATTCAGATCGGCGTTGTCGAAGCAGCGTCGATCGACAGCGATCGTCGGGGGCGTGCGACGCTTCGCTTTGGTCGGTCAGCTCGGGCCGAGGAAATCTGGGTGGATATTGCTGATGGCGTGATCCGTCATGTGTCCGTCGGCTATTTCGTCCGCGCCATCAAAACCGAGGAACGCGAGGGCGAGCGCGACAAGGTCACCATCACCGAATGGGAGCCTTATGAAATCTCGATGGTCAGCGTTCCTTGGCCGCGGCGCGGGGGAACCGCCAGAGGAAGAGCATGCGGCTCCTGCCGATACTGATGCTCAAACGCAAATTGCTCAACACGAAGGAAGGCGCAATATGGAACGCATTCTCCGGCACAACGGCGCTCTGGTTCGCGCCCGTGTGGACGACAATGGCAATGTCCTCGAAGTCCTTGAGGTCATCGAAAGCGCAGAGGCAACTCGCGCACTTGTGCAGGAAGGAACGCAGGCCGAACAGCAACGCACTGCGGACCTGCTCGAGCTGGGGGAACAGTACTCGGCACAGCAACTCGCAGCCGAAGCAATCCGCAACGGTACATCAGTCGACGAATTCACGCGCGCTTTGCTCGAGCACGTATCCAATACTGACGATGCCAGCCGCGGCGGTAACCAGCCGCTGGACGACAACCCCGGTCAGATCGGCATGTCCGACGCCGAGGTTCGCCAGTTCAGCTTCCTGCGCTGCGTGAACGCCATGCTGAACCCCTCCGACCGTGCAGCTCAGGAGGCCGCAGCGTTTGAATTTGAGGCTTCTCGTGCTGCAGAACAGTCTATGGGGCGCACCGCCCAGGGCATGATGGTGCCCGTGGACGTTCTAACCCGTGCCCTCAATACGAGCACGGACGGGCTCGCTGCCGGAAACACCGGCGGCTATTTCGTCGACACGACGCTGATGACGATGAGCTTTATCGAGCTTCTACGGAATCGTTCCGTGTTCCTGCAGATGGCCACGCCAATGGGTGGTCTGATCGGCAACCTCGATATTCCTGGTCAGGCCAGCGGCGGCAACACCTTCTGGGTGGGCGAGGACGAGGATGTAGGTGAAGGCGGCTATGAGGGCCGTCTGGTGTCGATGTCGCCAAAGACCATTGGTGTTTTTGGCGAGGTCACGCGCCGGATGGCGATGCAATCCTCTCTGGACGTTGAGGCCCGGTTCCGCGCCAGCCTCGCGCGTGATCTGGGCCTTGGTGTTGACTACGCCGGGTTCTACGGCACGGGCGGAGCGAACATGCCGCTCGGCATCAACAACCAGCCGGGGATTAACGCAGTCCAGTTCGCGGGCCTGCAGCCGACGTATCTCGAGCTTGTCGAGATGGAAACGGAGGTTTCCGCCGATAACGCCGATGTTGACTCCATGGCCTATGTCGGAAACAGCCGTTTCCGCGGACACTGCAAATCCACCCAGAAGTTCGCGGGAACCAACGGCTCGCCCATCTGGGAAGCAGGCAACACGGTCAACGGCACCAACGCCGAAATCACCAATCAGATCACCAACGGCGACGTGTTCTACGGCAACTTTGCGGATGCAAATGTCGGGATGTGGGGAGCCCTCGACATCCTGGTCGATCCCTACACCAAGGGACGTTCAGGTACCCGCCGGGTGATCCTGCATCAGGACGTCGATATCTCGGTCAATAACGTGGAGAGCTTCTGCATTGGACGGGACGCCGCCTAATCATTCCTCGGTGGCGGTAGGTTCCGCCCCCTAACCTCTCAATTAGGAGTGCAAGAACATGGCCAAACAGATCAAAATCAAAATCACGTCCGCTGTCTCGATCGGCGGTAAGATCATCACGCCGGGTAAAACCCTGGACCTGGATGAACCCCTGGCGAAGAACCTTTTGCAGCGCGGGAAAGCTGAGCTTTCAACGGTCAACGTCGACGATAAACAGCTTGGAAAAATGACCGTAGCCGAGCTGAAAGCGGAAGCCAAAGAGCTCGGCATCGAAGGTGCTGACGACATGAATAAAGCCAAGCTGATCGCAGCCATTGAAGAGGCTGGCGACGAGTAAGGACATGCCTCACCCCGATTGGGAGGACCTCTCCGCCTTCTTCGAACCCGACGAGTTTGCGACCAGTGCGGTCATCACTCGGGGAGCGGAGATGGTGGCAGAGGTCCTCGGCATTTTTGACGACCCTAACGAGGCTGCAACTCTCGGCGAGTATCAGATCGACCATCCGATGCCGCGATTTGTCTGCCCGGAAGTCAATGTCGCCGATGCCCGCAAAGGCGACGTCGTCACGATCGAGGGCAAGGCCTTCGACCTGATGCAGGAGCCGGAGCTGGACGGTACCGGGATCGCCGCGCTGATGCTGGCCGAGCCGAATGTGATCTACGATGCTGGCCTTTGACTTCGATGATGGACAGCTCGCCAAGATCGCGGATGAGTATGCGGCTACCCCGAAGCAAGTCGATCTCAGTCGCGGGCGGGCTCTGAAACGAACCGCCGGCACACTCCGGCGCATATCCTCGAAGGGCTTGCAATCCGAGCTGGGGCTTCGCAACGCGACCGCGCTCCGCCGACGCATCAAGGAATACCGCGTCGGCAAAGGCCGCAACGCGCTAAAGCTCTGGTATGGGGCCAATGATCTGCCAGCATCAGCGTTCAAGGGTCGCGCTACCAAGGCCGCGGGCGGCATCAAGATCGGCGAGACCATGATTCACGGCGCGTTCTTCGCAAAGATCAACGGTCGGCGGCGGGTGATGGTGCGCTATGGGGCAAAGCGTTGGCAGATTGGCGAGGCCCGTCTGCCTGTTGCCGATCGGATGGTGACCTACCTCGAGGACGAGGTGTTCGTCGATCTGGATTCGATTTTTCTGAAGCATTTCCTCGCCGAGATCAGGGCGCGGACAATCCTGGGAGTTGGCGATGGCTGATCCGATTGACCTCGGTGTGGCGCTGGACACAGTGATTGCCACGCTCGCTGCTGAGTTCAACACCTTCAAGACTGTTGCTGCCGAGGACGAGGACCGCAAAAAACTGCCCGTGCCGGCGATCATCGTGCAAATGTCAGAGCTTGAGCCCGATCCCGACAAGGATTCCCATACCGGCCAGTTCCCTTGCCTGGTCAGGCTTGAAGCACGGATCATTATGGGACACAGAACGCCGAAGGTACGCCGCGAGATGGTTAAGGCCGCGGGTGCGGTCGCGGCATTTATTCACAGCAACCGGCTGGGTGTTCCCTGGAGCGCGGCCATAGTGATCGCAGTGGATCCTGACGAGTTCGCCCCGCAGGCCGAAAAGTTCGATATCTGGCGGATCGAATGGGTTCACGCCGCCGACATCGGGGCCAGCTATTTCGTCGACGAGGGTGTGACCCCGAGCCGGGTTCTGACCGCGAGGTTCCCTACCATTGGTCCCGCCAACGAGGGCGACTACGAGGAGCTGGCCGTCGGTGAGTGATTACACCCAATCGGAGCTCCTAAAGGCTGTTGCACAGATGGTGATGATCGCTGATGTGGTCGCAGTCGATCCCGGTGCCGCTCGCGCGAAGGTCTCATTTGGACCGGAGGCGACGAGTGCGTGGCTGCCGTGGTTGACCGAGCGCTCGAGCGCGATCGCGGTCTGGGCCCCGCCATCTGCCGGAGAGCAGGTTCTCTGCCTTTCCCCGTCCGGTCTGACAAAAGACGCCATCATCCTCGGTGCCCTGTTCAGCGGAACAAACGCAGCGCCGTCAGGGGCGGTAGGCGAACATCTGTTGAAAATCGGTGGGTCCAGTATAAGCGTCACTGGCGACCGTATCTTGCTCGGTAGCAATGGCTCTACCCTCAAGATCGATGGTTCTGGAATCACCCACACCGGTGGTGCGACCGAGGTCAACACCGGCAGCCTCAACCACAAAGGCACAAACGTCGGGGACACCCACACTCACAAGGGTATCACGCCAGGGCCGTCACGAACTGGCGATCCAAAGTAGCGGCGCGGGGAACCGCCAGAGGATTGCAGTTCAACCACTCTCCAAGATGGCGGCATGTATGGCATCAGCGCAACCACAGGCCGGAATCTCAGGGGAATCGATCATCTCCGCCAGTCTATCCGGGACATCCTGACGACCCCGATCGGGTCTCGGGTCATGCGTCGTGACTATGGGTCCCGGCTCTTTGAACTGATCGACGCCCCGTATTCCTCGGCCACCAGGCTCGCAATCATCGCGGCGACTGCGGAGGCGCTCATGACATGGGAGCCTCGCATCGAGGTCGAGGACATCGCCCTGCGCAGCCACACACCCGGCCACATCATCATCGATCTGGTCGGGCGCTATTTGCCGGAGGGTCAGGAAATCAGGATCGAGGGGATCGAGGTGCTATGAGTGCGTTCACGGCCATTAATCTGGACAAGCTGCCCTTTGTGCCTGCGATCCTGGAGAAGGATTTCGAGACGCTTCTGGCAGAGATCAAAGCCGAGGTGCTGGCGCGCGCACCTGAGCTGGAGGCCGCGCTTGCTCTGGAAAGCGAGCTTGCAACCAAGCTCTGTGAGGCTTTTGCATATCGGCTCCTGATCCTTCGCCAGGAGATCAATGAGGCGGCCAGGGGCAACATGCTGGCCTACGCAACCGGCCCGGCGCTCGATCAGCTTGCGGCCCTTCTTGGGGTGACCCGGCAAGTGATCCAGGACGCCAACCCGGATGCAATACCACCCGCTCCCGAGATGCTGGAAGACGACACCCGGCTACGCACCCGTACGCAGCTCGCACTCGAAGGGTTCAGCACCGCAGGGCCGCGCGGCTCCTATATCTTCTGGGGACTCTCAGCCTCACCCAATGTCAAGGATGTTAGCGTCGCCAGCCCTGCGCCTGGCGAGGTCGTGGTGACCGCGCTTTCTCGCCTGGGCGATGGCACCCCTGATGCCGCCCTGATCGACACCGTCAACACCACTCTCAATGATGAGGATGTGCGCCCGCTCACCGATCTGGTGACTGTGCAAGCCGTCACCATCCTGCCTTACGAGGTCGAGGCCACCCTGACCCTTTACAACGGGCCGGACGAAAGCCTTGTGATGGCAGAGGCACAGGACGCCATTGATGCCTACGTAGCCGAACACCACCGGCTCGGTCATGACATTACGATATCGGGGGTGCATGCAGCTCTCCACCAGACTGGGGTCCAGAATGTCGCTCTGATCCAACCCGCCGCCCACATTGAGGTGGATGATCATCAGGCGGCCTATTGCACCGGGGTCACCCTGACGGTGGGAGGGCGCGATGTCTGAACCCAAGACACTGTTGCCCTCGAATGCCACAGCTCAAGAACGGGCGCTTGAAATCGCGCCAGCCATTGGGCTCGCTGATACACCCAACCCTTTTTACACGCTTTGGGACCCGCGCACTTGTCCGTCGCATATCCTGCCCTGGCTCGCCTGGGCTTTCTCGGTGGACGATTGGCGGAGCGATTGGCCGGACGAGATCAAGCGCGAGACCATTATGGCCAGCGCCACAATCCACCGCGTCAAGGGCACAATCGGAGCAGTGCGTCGGGCGCTGGAAACACTGGGCTACGTCATCGATATCTCGGAATGGTTCGAGCATGGCGGCACGCCTCACACTTTTCGCATTGCGGTCGATGTGCTCGGCTCGCACTCGGTAGGCATCGAGATCAGCCCGGACATCTTGGCCGAGATCGTGGGGGTGATCGAGAACGTGAAGCCCGTGCGCTCACATTTTGACGTGGCGCTGAACCTCTCCATCGATGCCCCCGCCTATGTCGGGGCCTTCCAACACACTGCCATCAGAGCCGAGGCGGCGGCGCACCTGCCGCCAGCGCCGGTTCTGACGGTGCAATCTGGATATGCGGTGGTGGCACATACCCACCTGCGCGTGGAAATCGGAGGCTGAAATGGCGTCTTATGCAATGCTCACCAATGTGGGGCGCAACAAGGAAGCGGCGGCGCTGGCCGATGGTACGCCGCTCAGCATCACTGCAATCGCTTGGGGCGATGGCACCCGTATTCCGGCAGGCGGTGAGACCGCACTGGAGAATGAACAAGGCCGAAAGCATGTGGCGGCGCGGGGCGTCACCGCCGGAGCGCTGAATACAGCGTTCTTTGAGGTGCTGTTGGCAGAGGATGAAGGCCCATTTGTGATCCGCGAGGCTGGGCTGTTTGACACTGAAGGCGACATGATCGCCGTCGCCCATTATGACCCTCCGGTGAACAAGCCGCTGACCACCGTATCCGCGCATCTGCGTATCAACGTGGTGTTCTCGGACCTTGAGAACCTGATCATCCAGATCGATGCCAGCACGGCGTTCGTGTCGGCAGACGCTTACACCCCAGAAGACGTGCTTGCGAAGCTACTCACGGTGCATGGTCACGGGTCTGGATTGGACGCCGACAAACTGGACGGCCTGAATGCGTCAGCCTTTGTGCGGACAGTACGCAAAATCATAGCTGGAACCGGCCTGACCGGCGGCGGTGGTTTGCACGCAGATCGCACGCTTTCTGTCGATATTGCCTCTGCGGCCGAGGCTGAGGCTGGAACCAGCAATGCCAAGGTGATGACGCCATCGCGAACACTGAATCAAGCGGTGGTGCGTAAGAACGCCGAAATCGGATCTATGGTCTTTGCCGTCTATAACGGCGGTAACCTTTTGTACAATTACAATGGTAGTGGATCGGTTGTTTCCGGTGCGTCCCTTCGCCCGTGTGGGTTTTATGCCGCCCAGACCCCCAGTGACGATACATCCATTGGCTTTTCCAATCTTGTTCTGCGCCAGTCCTGGAGCGCGGAACCCGCCCTGACTGGAACGTGGCGCACCCTGGGGTCCGTTCGGATCGGCAATAGCAATCATGTTCGTGCCACCATGTTCCAGAGGATCGCATAATGAAAACCCGCAATCCAAAATACACCGAAACCGGGGCCGTCGAGGTCGAGATTGAGCATCCCGATTTTGGCTGGATACCCTTCAGCTACAACGACTCGGAAGAAACTGCGCTTGCTGCCGAAGTCGCGGCGACGCTTGACCCGAACATGATTGCGCCATTTGTCGGGCCGGATATCGAGACCCGCAAGGCAGAGGCCCTCCGAGCGGTTGATACCGCTCATGCCACTTACCTGCGTCAACTGACTGGTAGTGCCACGCCGGAAGAGCGCGACACATGGTTGGTGAAGGCGGAGGCCGCGCAAGCCTATCTCGACGGAACGGCATCAGCCGCCCAAACCGAGCTAATTGAAACGGAGGCGGCAGGCGGCGGTAGAACGCCTGATGAGCTGGCCCAAAAGATCATCGTCAAAGACACCGCATTCCATGGCCATATCGGTCAGGCCGGTGCCCTCCGCGCTTCGGGCCGCGCCGCAGTCGAAGCCGCGACCACCCATGACGCGCTTGAAGCCGCACTGGAGGCGTTCAACGCCGAGGCACAGGCGGCGTTTGAGGCGCTGGGGGGCGGCCAATCAGTTTAGATGAGCGTGGCTATGGGGCCTGGGTTGAATTTAGATGCTTGCATACTTTTTGCATGATTTCCTCAGACGTGGCCATCAACCGGTTCACCTCCGTATGCTGGGACACCATTTCAGGGCCATATCGAGAGATAAGATATTCGCGTTTTTCGCTCATATCTTGTAAATGCTGGGCGGTTTTTTTTCTTAACTTGAGCGTGGTGACAAAACTGGGGTCAGCAAGGTTGTGCATGCGCCCTCGTATCTGCCCATGCGAGATACCCTCGTGACGCAAGAAGGCATTTAGGAATAGTTCGATGGCATGGATCGCACACATTCGAGCGGGCGCATAGTGGAGTGGTGCATAGGTGAGGCCTCCCAGCTTTTCAGCGTTTATGAAGAGCACTACTGCTGCGTTATTGTAAGCCCCTGCCAACTCCAAAACTTCCCGAGTGCTTGCAGTTGAGCCGGGATAGGAGTTTTGTGAAACCTCGGACATCAAGTCATTTTCCACTTCTATCCAACGTCGAAAACTTTTTTCAGCGCCAGTGTATGGCGACCAAATTCTAAGCTTCAAGGTCTAAATGAAAGCCCAGTTTTCGGGAGTGTCACTTCTTCCGCAAAGTGCCCGCATCCGCCAGTCTTTGCGCATGCAGCAGATCAAAGAGCCTATAGCCGCCGTTGATCGTGTCTACATCTTTTGCTCTTGCAGCAACACCTAAGCCGTACCGTCTGGATATCATATCAGTGTTGAACACCTGCTTGATGACCCGCAGCTGCCTGGCATAGGGTATCGTGTGATGCAATAACCCATAAGTTGTTGAAACTGAGGAATCAATCTGCCTGCTACTCCAGCTTAAAAAGGACAGTCTAATTGGGATACTACTGCGAAGCAGATCTACAGCGCATGCGGGAAAAGTTCTTTGAACTAAAAAAACAGCACGAAGAGCAACTTTTGAGTGTTGCGAGTCGTTCATTCACTACCTCAAAAGGCGATGAGTTTGCCAAGCATGGTTTCCTTCGCAGATGCACAATGCTCTGGAAGTGTGTCGAAAACACTTTCGCGACCATCCCCCCTGAACTTAATGCTGTTCCACATCAGGAAGAAATCCATAACGTTACAATAAACCTTCATTGTTTTGTGATTCACGTTTTTGGTGCTTGCGATGATCTTGCGTGGATTTTGGTTCATGAGAAAGAGATCACCAAGCCAGATGGTACGGAATTACCGCCTAGTTGGATTGGGCTTCGGAAGACTAACAAGGCTGTTCGAGCGAAATTGTCCGACGAAATGAACACCGTGCTAGATCGTCTTGAAAACTGGTTTAAGCACGTTGAGGAGTTCCGCCACTCACTGGCTCATAGAATTCCGCTGTACGTTCCACCCTATTTGGTTCCGCATGATCGTGAGGACGAATACCTTCGTCTAGAAAGAGAAAGTTGGCAGGCCCTATTGGAAGGTGATGTAGACATGCATCACCAACTGCAAGAAGAGCAGAACGCTTTCACCTTTTTCCGGCCATGGTTCACACACTCTTTTTCGGAAAACGCACCGCATATGGTTATCCATCCACAAATGTTGGCGGATTTCGGAGCAGTTCTAGAGTTAGGAAAAGCGACGCTTAGCGAACTAGCAAGTTGATCAAGACACGTACCAATCTTGCATTGTTTTGGGCCTTACAGAACTCGGGGCGCTCCACCCGCCGGTGGTAACTTTGCGAGCAACGAATGAAGTGGGCGATTGTCGCCAACGAAGTTATGACCCCGCCCCCGGCAGTCATTGCGCGCTATCTATCTACCAATCAATTTTCCGTCCTCACTAAATTCGAAGCACCGTTCAAACCCGAAAGCGTTCCAAAGAAAATCCATCTGCTCGGCAATCACAGCCTCATAGTTATCATCGTCTCGATACTCGGTAATCACAGATGGCGGCAAGTGAAGTTCGTCACGATTGTACGGGAGAGGTGGTTCACACCTAAAGGTATCGACCCCCATACGTACGTCATTCACATTCATTGCAGATATTTGCAACAGGATGGGCGGTGAGGCATCAAGCGAGCGTAGGCCTTTCATGTAGAGGTTAGCTGTTTCGAGAAGTACCTTTGGGAAAGCTAAGCTTCCGAATTTTCTGTGACCGTCAATTTGTCGAAACATCCCAGCACTAACGGCCTCAAGAGACCCATTACGAAACACTTGAGTGTAACCATTGCAGACACCACCGCCTTGGAATTTGCAATAACCATCCAGATTGATCTGCCACGCACCTCCGGTCTCACCTACCGGATTAAAAGAACCTTGCTGGGTTTTTATGTTCGGGATTTCGATCCGACGTGCGGCGCCAAAGTCCGGGAGTGGTACGAAGTGCATGACCACGACACCATTGGCCACAGGGATTGGTATGGCACCATTATTGCTACGTATTTGCAAGAACCGTTCGCCGACGAAAGTCTTGGCTCTTTCTTCAATACTTCTCTGAAGGCCGAAGAGTTCGCGCAATTCTTCCAGCGATAATTCATGAGTACCTGCAGAATTTCTTGCGTGATATCGATTTCTGTTTCTGAAGATGACGCGATGAGGTGGATTGTAACTTCGCGGAACGTGGATCAGGATGAGACTTCCTCCAACCACATCAATGCGCCTCATCCGTAGCCCGACGATAGTGGGTTCGATTCCTGTCCGCACTATGCCTTCAAGCCGCTGTAGTTCGTCATCCACATCGAACCCAGACAAGGGGGTTAGAGCAGACGCTGCTCCGTCAACCTCTTCCATGCCAAGAATTAGGTATCCGCCGAGGGTATTGGCAAATGATGAAATATCCTTGAGAAGTTCCTTCTTGTCTGCATCTGCGTTTCCGTAGGACTCTCGTTTGAAGTCGAGATGCACTGATTCAGTTGCGCCTGACGTAATTAGCTGCTGCATAGTATGCTCGTCGATCGCGTCGAAATTTCGGCCAAGTAACATGGCTTTCCTTTGTTCCAAGAAATAAATTGCTCTTTAGCTATTTTGGCTCACCGCACCCTAAGATTCTTGAGACCGGATTAGCTAGCATCTTTGTAAAGTGCTGTATCTTCAGCGCTCTACTTTATGCACCAAAGGTGGACGCCAGCAAACCTATTATCCCTGTTGCGACAAGGTTGCCACTTGCACCTTCCGCAACCGATTTGATTGATTGAAGAGCACCGCGAACCTCTAGTAGTGAGGGTGCAGGTTTTGAGCTTTCGCCCTCCAGTACGGAGATTTGCGCTTCCACAAGGCCACGGACGTCATCAGGAAGATGAGCCAAGACAGGGCGTACTTGAGAAACGAATCCCTTTATTTGATCGGCTGAAAAATCGGTTGAAACGTTAGTAGAGTTATCTGTCGAATTGATGTTAACTCTCGCGTTTGAACCATGGAAATTGTTGATGATGTCTTGAACCACAGTCATCTGCTCCGCTGGACTTCCGGTTCTTACGACTTTGATTTGAAAGTGGGAACTTGTCCCTGCATCCAGATCGAAGAAGGTAGGTTCCTTCACTTCGTAGTCTTCAACTAAACCATTAGGTAGTTTGCGCAAAATGTGATCACCAACTTCCACACGCAAAGTTTCGTCTGCAGTAAAGATCATATCGCGGACAACAAGTGCGGGAACGTTTTCCTTTTCTACCTCACCGGTCTTTTTCACAAGAGTTACTCTATCCTTGTTGAAGTCATTCATCATTTTCCAATCTCCTGTCTCAAACCTATAGCACTTCAAATCAGTACAGCGGACCCGAGAGGTTTTCCCTAGTCTGCAGATAAAATGAACATCAATTTCCACCGGCTTGAAATGATCAATATCAAATGCACGCCATGGCAGTTCACCACTTTGTCACTTATGGAGTACATGACGCGAAACTCCTGATGTATCTGTAAATCTCACTGATCGTCCGAAAGTTGACGCCGCGATAAACCTAATGCTGCACTCGCAGCGAATGTCGGCTGTGTGGCGAATTTGCCAAAAAGGCAAGGTGGGCTGTCAAGTAAATCGAGCCAAATTGTCTGAATGCCACCGCAGTGTTGGAGAGATAAGTCGAGCTGATCAACTCGGCATGTCGCATGCGGGGGAACCGCCAGAGGAATGATCGTGGGCTTGGTGTGATGCTCTTCCAAAAAGCAACTTCACCAAGCGAGGTCCACATGGCATTTCTTCACGGCGTCGAGGTCATAGAGATCGATGCAGGCCCCCGTCCGATTCAGACGGTCAGATCCTCGGTAATCGGAATCGTGGGCACTGCGCCCGACGCCGATGCTGATGCTTTCCCCCTTAACACGCCGGTCGTGGTTGCAGGATCCCGGAAAGAGGCCGCTGGCCTTGACACCACGGGCGACAGCAAAGGCACGCTCCCGAGCGCGATGGATGGTATCTTCGATCAGATCGGGGCCGTCGTTATCGTTGTGCGCGTCGAAGAAGGCGCAGATGAAGCAAGCACCCTTGCCAACGTGATCGGCGGCGTCAACGCCGTCGATGGCAACCTCGAGGGCGTCCACGCTCTCGTGGGGGCCGAGAGTGTTGTGGGATACGCCCCTCGCATCCTGATCGCTCCCGGCTTCACTCACCAGCGTCCCCAAGGGCTCGCCAACCCTGTTGTCGCCGAGCTGCAGGGCATCGCAAACCGTCTCCGGGCAGTCGTCATCGCTGATGGACCGAACACCACCGACACTGATGCCTACACCGCTGCCGGTGATTTTGGCTCCGATCGCATCTATCTCTGCGACCCCTGGCACAAAGTGATGGTCGGCAGTGACATCCGCGATCTACCCCCATCGCCGCGGGTGGCCGGTTTGATCGCCAAGGTGGACAACGACACCGGGTTTTGGGCGTCTCCGTCCAACAACCTGATCTCCGGCATCGTCGGGACCACGCGCCCGGTCGATTTCAAGCTCGGTGATGCCAGCGCCCGCGCCAACCTTCTCAACGAGAATAAGGTCGCTACCACCATCCGCCAGAACGGTTTCCGTCTGTGGGGCAACCGAACGCTGACTGCAGATACCAAGTGGGTGTTCCTGAGCGTCCGACGCACGGCCGACATCATCAATGACTCGCTTCTGCGGGCTCATCTTTGGGCCGTCGATCGCGGGATCACGAAATTCTATGTCGAGGATGTCGAAGAGGGTGTGAACAACTACCTCCGCGACCTGGTCGCATTGGGCGCGATCCTGGGCGGCAAGTGCTGGGCGGACCCCGATCTGAATTCGGCGGCAAACATCCAGCTCGGCAAGGTGTTCTTCAACTTCGATTTCACGCCGGTCTACCCCGCCGAGCACGTCACATTCCGTTCCCACCTGGTCAATGACTACATCGAGGAGGTGTTTAACTGATGGCCGCCGAGGACATTCTCAAGTATCTCAACCTGATCGTCGACGGCCGCGGCTACGCGGGCAAGATCGAGGAGTACAATCCTCCCGACATAACTCTCTCGACCGAGGAGTTCCGCGGTGGTGGTATGGATCAGCCGATCGACATCGACATGGGGCAGGAGAAAATGACCTGTTCCTTCGTCCTGACCTCCTACGACGCGGACGTTCTCGCGCTTTGGGGTGTCAAAGACGGTTCCACCGTGCAGCTCACCGCCAGGGGCTCGCTCGAGAGCCTGGACGGCACCACGATCGCGGTCGCGCACCACATGCAGGGCAAGATGATCTCGGTCGCACGCGGCACCTGGGGGTCCGGCAACAAGCCGTCCCTGACCATTACCATGAGCCTGCGCTACTACCGTGAGATCCACGGCCAGCGCACGATCAACGAGATCGATGTCATCAACATGGTGCGCGTGATTGACGGCGTGGATCAGCTCGCCGAGCACCGCGCCAATATCGGCCTGTAAGGAGGGCACATGAGCGAGGGGAAACTACCTGATTGGCTGACCGAGGAGGACGACGGGTCCATGACGGTCAGCTTTGCGGACTTGAAGAACAAGCCAAAGCTGGACGGTACTGAGGTCAGCAGTCTGACAATCCGTGAGCCCACCGTTGCTGACGAGCTCGCGATCGAGAAGATCAAATCCGTTGGCGAGCGCGAAAGCCAGGCGATCGCTAATCTTACCGAACAGTCGCCGGAGGCCATTCGTGGTTTAACCATGCGCCAATACGGACGGCTCCAGGACGCATACGGCGTTTTTTTAGGCTGACCGAGCAGCAAGTCCGGGTGGGAGCCCTTCGGCTCGCCCGGCACACCGGATGGGCGGCGGCTGAGATCATGGCCATGCCGGTCAGTCGTTTCATCTGGTGGTTAGAGGGCCTGCCGAAGCAAGACGCGCACCCGGTGTACCTGGTGGATGTGAAAGGCCGCTGACGATGACGACAAAAAACCAGCGCCTGAACGCCACCATCACCATCGGCTCGGTCCTAGAGGCGTCGGTCAAGCGCAATGTTGGTTTTCTGAAAACTGGTCTGCGCGAAGTTGGCACGTCGATCAAGGACGTAGAGCGCCGCCAGAAAGAGCTCGATCGCCAGCGCAGTGTTCTGCGTCGGCAGGGCCAATCCGTTGCGCACCTAGATCGAGAATACGAGAAACTCGAGCGCACTCTCATCGATCTGCGCCGTTCCCAGGAGCGTTGGAACCGCGCCGCCGCCGCTTCGCGCCGCGTCGGATCCACCTTCAACACCATGGCCACGGATATTGGGCGCAACGCTCGCCGCATTGCCGTGGGGGCCACGCTTGCCGGTGGCGCCATCTTTGGCCTAGCCTCGTCCACCGCGCGGCTCGGGGATGATGTGGCGAAAACTGCCGACAAACTCGGTATTGGTATCGGCGAACTTCAGGAACTGCGTTACGCCGCCGAGCGATCGGGCGTAGCGACATCATCCTTCGACACAGCTCTTGAAAAAATGACCAAGAACATCGGTCTCGCCATGGAAGGCACCGGGGCGCAGAAGGATGCCCTGGACGCGCTCGGCCTTTCGGCTGCAAATCTGGCTACTATGTCTCCCGAAGAAGCGCTGGGCGTGATTGCCGATCGGCTGCAGGGGGTGCAGACACAGGCAGAAAAGGCGGCGATCGCCAACGATCTATTTGGGCGTTCCGGCATCGGCATGTTGAACATGCTGCGAGGCGGCTCGCGTGGACTTCGGGATCTGCGCGACGACGCACGACGCACCGGCTACGTCCTCTCGGAACAGGCTGCCCGTGATGCGGAAGTGTTCCAGGATACCTTGCTTGATACCCAACTGACCATGAAAGGCCTCAGGAACACTGTCGGGGCTGCACTCATGCCGGTTGTCACGCAGTCGATGCGTCGGATCGGCGATGCGCTGATTGAAAACCGCGAAGAGGTTGAGGCATGGTCCGAGAGGTTTGCCGATGGCCTGGAGGAGGTTATTCCCAAGCTTGGTAAGGTTGCCTCCGGTATTGGCGATGTAACTGCCAAAATCTGGGAGGGTGTCGATGCCGTTGCAGACATGGTTGGTGGATATGAAAACCTCGGCAAGATCATCGCCGGGGTCTTTGCATTCCGCACAATCTGGAAAATTGGGCGTTTCGCCTTGGCCGTTGGAAGTGCAGCCGTTGCAATGGGTGCATTGGCAGCAAGCACCGGGCTGGTGGATTCAGCGCTTGGACGGCTGGGCAAACGATCTGCTCTGGGCAATGCGGCAGCTACTGGCGCAGGGGATGCGGCGGGTACCGCCACCAAGCGTGGCGGGCTCGCTGCGCTGGGCGCGGCAGCAGGACGTTTCCTTCTGAAGGGCGGAGCGATCGGCACAGGCGTTGCTCTTGGCCTTGGCAACATGGAAATGGGTGACGGTACGCTCACGCCAGAAGCCGCTGCGGCGGGACCTGCAACCCCTGAGCAGCTCCTTGCGGAGACGAGGATCCCGGTGGAAGAACGGCGACGGCTTGGACAGACGCAAGAGTTCCAATCCATGGCTTCAACCGACGCTCGAGCTGCCGAGCGCCTCTTTGCCGCCCGCGTCATGGGAAGTCTGCCCACACCGGACACAATTAGCGACCTTGAGGATGGCGCAGCGGCGGCGCGTGAGGAAGTCCAGGCCTTACAGGCTCAAATCGATCAGATTAAAGACGGGCCAATGTCGGACACTCTAAAAGCGTCGCTGCAAATGGAGCTGGATCAGCGCACCCAAGAGATGCAGGAGATTGAGCAGGAGCTTGAGACCGCCAGGGGCCGCGCCACTGAGCTGACGGAAGCGCTTCGCGTCTTGAGTGATGAAGAGGTCACGCCCGCAATTTCTACGGAATCGCTCGATCAGGCGCTCTTTACGGCTCGCAAGATCGTCGAGACATTGCGCGAGTTGGAAGGCAAAACAGCGTCGTCACCTCTGCCATCCAACGTCCGGCCAGCTATGCGCCCACAGGCGAATGCGCTGGGCGGACCATTCCGGCCGGGTTGGCACCTGACTGGCGAGCTGAGTCCGGAGCTCAAGTTCGAGAACCGTTCCGGCTATGTTGCCAATAATCGCGCTCTCCGCCGGCTCGCGGGCTACGCCGATCGTGTTGGCGCGCTCATGGATCGACCACGCCCGGTACCGCGCCGCGCTGGGGCAGCTATGGGCCGGGCAGAACGGGTCATGGCATCTCGAAATCGCGCCACACGGCCCCACAGCGCCTCGGACGCGGGTATTGCCGCGCGGGTGGAGGCTTTATTCGCCACCGGTGGTGTTGGTGCGCAGGCGGCAACAGCGGCGGCAGGTCCGGTGACGCAGCATATCACCTACACCATCCATGCGGCGGGCGCGTCTGCCGAGGAGGTCATTCGCCTGGTCGAACGTAAGAGCCGCCAGGCCGCAGGCAACGGGCTGTTCGATCGCGCACCTGCAACGGGACCGTATGGGAGATAGCCATGGCTGAGGTGATGATGCAGCTCGGGTTGTTTCAGTTCTCGATCGACGATGCGACCTACCAGCGTCTGAGCCATTCCACCGAGTATCGCTGGGCGCGGCAACCACGGATCGGAACCAATGACGCCCTCCAATTCACCGGCTACGGGCCGGAAACGATCGAGCTGGAGGGTGTGATCTACCCACACTTTCGCGGTGGGCTGAATCAGGTTGATAGCATGCGCTCCCAGGCGAGTTTGGGTCTACCGCTCCCCTTGGTATCCGGCATTGGCAAGGTGCTGGGGTTGTGGGTGATCGAGGGTATCAGCGAAGGCCAAGAGGTGTTCGCCGCCCAGGGCGTTCCCCAACGGCAAGACTTTACGATGAGGATGGCAAGATATGACGGTGGTCTCAGATCTCCATTACGTTTCTTCTGACGGCGACGTGCTCGATGCCATCGTGGCCGCTCACTATGGCGACACACTCGGTGGCAAGGTCGAGGCGGTTCTCGCTGCCAATCCCGGCCTATCCGCACTGGGCGCGGTCCTGGATGCGGGGATACGCATCACACTTCCCGACTTGAGCACCACCGGGCCAGCGGAGACGGAGCAGCTATGGGGCTGACCAACTTTCGCCCATTTGTCCGGGTGCGGATCAACGGCGTGCCACTCTCCGGGTTTCTGTTTTCGCAACTGAGCTCGGTGCGCGTGACCGACGCCGCGGGTTTTGTCTCAGACACAGCCGAGATTACATTCGCCAACGTATCGTCGCTGTCACGCGTTGCCATGCCCGAGCCTGGCGCCGAGGTAGAGATCGAGCTGGGGTACTTGGGCAAGTTCAAGCACATGGGTGTGTATATCGCGGATGAGGTGGAGGAGAGCTCACCACCTCGCGCGATTACAGTGACCGGCCGCGCCAAAGCCCAGGGCGAGACCCAGAGCGGCTACGCGCCCATCCAACAGCAGAAGACCCGCTCTTGGGAAGATGGTCTGACCATTGCGGATATCGTGTCCACGATCGCGGGCGACAACGGTCTCACGCCCGGTGTGACCGTGTCCGCGGCTTCGATCGTGCCCGGCCATATCGACCAAATCGACGAAAGCGACCTGTCGGTGCTCACACGCATCGCCCTGATACATGACCTGATCGCCAAACCGGCCGGCGGCGTCCTTTTCATCGGCAGGAAAGCCGAAGGCATCAAAGCCTCTGGCCAGCCCACGCCGACAATCCCTTTGCTGCAGGCGGATGTCACGCGCTGGGCGATGCGGCGCAGCCTGGGCGAAGCCACCGGCACCGTCATTGCCACCTATCGCGACCTTGAAGCGGGAAAGGACGCGGAGGTAAAGATTGGCGACGAGGAGCCGGTGCGCCGGCTGCGCCAGCGATTCCGATCCCAGGAGGAAGCCCGAGCGGTTGCCAATGCAGAAGCCCGCCGCGCCGGGCGGACCAAGGAAACGCTTGAACTCGAGATGCCGGGCAACCCGAGTGTCGTCGCCCAAGGCAAGATCACACCAATTGATTTCAGTTCCGCATCCTCCGGTGCGTGGGTGGTCGAGGCCGCCACCCACGAGGTCTCAGAAACTGGATTCCGAACCATGCTGCAGGCCAATCGCCTGGACTAGGACAACCGCCAGAGGAAATGATGGTTTGCGGCGGATTATGGTCGCGGAGACAGATCGCGCCAGGCAATCGAGAGGATGCATATGACGGTCATTGATTGGTTTAAGACACTGTGGCCGGTCGCGGTGGTGCTGGCAGCGTTCGGCGTTCGCATGGAGGTTGGGCAAGCTTTGAATAAGCAGCGGCTTCGCTCAATCGAGAAGGACGTCGAGCGCGAGAAAGAGGACCGAAAGGCCGATATTGCATCTGTCCACGCTCGTGTGTCCCGCCACGAGAACGATATCGGCAAGGCACTCAGCGAAATCCGCCAGGACATTAAGACCCTGCTCTCCCGTCAGTAGCTTTTCAGAACGCATGGGGAACAAATGTTGCCCAATAATTGCCCACTATCAGCGCATGTTCCTGCCTTGTTCTGCACATTGGAGGTTTTTTAAGATTGCAGAAAAATCCCGAAATTAGCGGTTAAAACTCCTTGTTTTATTGGCTTTTTGGGGTGGCGCTGCATTTACTGGATTTGTCGATGTCACTCCCCTGCTAAGGGAGTAGGCGGGAAACCGTCTCGAGGGTTCGAATCCCCCCTCGAATATGCTGTATTTTCCCGTGTGGTCTCTATTATCCCGACGTTTCAAACGCTTACGCGGGTGCGCTTTCCACGTAGACGCATGCTCTGCACATGTACCCCGCAATATCGACCTCTTGTCTCTGGAGACCGATTTGGGAGGTTCCATTGCGGTTGGTTCTTGGGGATGCCGATAGATTTTACAGGGAATTAACAGGGAATTTTGTTTTTTTGGATCGCAAGGGGACATCCCGGATCAGGGTGGTTCAAATCTGCCATGCCCATGTGGAATCACTGATTTTGAAGGGTTTGTAAGATTCTCTGCAAAAGAGATAGAAAGGCTCAGAGACTATGGTGACCTGGTTGCAGGGCTTTCCCTGGCCGGGGCATTAAGCACCAGAGTCCAAAAGGCCCAGCATCTGCTCCTGCGCGCGCCAGTCGAGCGGCAGCTTCATGCGGAGCAGTTTTAACGTCGTGAGGTCTTCTGGCTGGGTCCCGTCCATGATGGCTTTCTGGATTCTGGGAGACAGGGTTGCCAGCACCAAGCGGGTGCGGATGTAGGAACTGGATGTCTTGTTGGCTCTGGCCAGCTCGGTCACTGAAGCCCCGTCTTTCATGGCTTGCGCCCAAAGATGGGCTCTGGCGAGGGTGCGCTGCAGCGTTTGGTCCGGGTCAGGTTGACGCTTCCCCATAATCAGTTTGGTTTCGACGCCCCGGCGCTTGCAGGCAAACGGGCGTGAAAAGGTCAGGTGATCCACCGCCGTGTCAGGAATAGCGTTGCCAAGCACCGCCGCCAACGCAGCAGGATCAATCTGCAGCCTCATCTGCCCCGGGAATATGCGCGCGTGGCTCAAGAGAGTGCGTAACCGCGCGCGCGCTGCCCGGTCGAACTTGGCGACAGAGGCGGTAAATCCCGCGAGTGTGTTTCTCAGAGGCTCAATGTCGCTAGCCGGCACTCCTTCACTCAGGGCAATGAGTGTCGTGTCAGCCCTGAGCCATCCCAGGAGACACTCTTCAATCGCCCCCTCCAGAGCCTTGGCCGGCAGGCGCCAGCCTTTGGGATCTTTGCCCTTGAGCAAGCGGTTCGACAGGTAATAGCGGATGATGCGCCCGTTTTTACGCGTATGGCTCGGCGTGAGAGGATCGCCGGTCTCGTCAGAACACGTCCCCTTGAGCCAGGCGGACCCGTTGGTGCGTTGAGTGCAGCCGCGCCGTTTGGCACTGGCCGCCTGCAACCTGCTCTGCACCCTGTCCCAGAGTGCCACGTCGATGATTGGGGCGTGGCGGCCTTCATACACCTTGTCTTTGTGTGTGATCTTTCCAAGATAGAGCGGGTTGGTCAGGAGTTTGTGGATGGCACCCCGGCTGAAGGGCAGCCCCTGATGTCCTTTCCGCGGTTTGGATCTAAGGCCCTGGTCTTCCGCACAGGCTGCAACCCGGTTCAGACAGCAATGCGCTTCGTAGAGTTGAAACAGAGCACGCACGGTTGCTGCTTCTGCATCGTTGACCACCAGACTGCGGGAGGCCCCATCGACATGGCGATCATATCCCAGCGGAACAGTCCCTCCCATCCAGAGCCCCTTAGCTTTGGAGGCGGCGATCTTGTCGCGGATCCGTTCTGCGGTCACTTCGCGTTCGAATTGCGCAAAGGACAGGAGCATGTTCAGGGTCAGGCGCCCCATCGACGTTGCCGTGTTGAAGCTTTGTGTGACCGACACAAAACTGGCGTTTGCGGCGTCCAGCCGGTCGACGATCCTGGAAAAATCCGCCAGGGAGCGGGTGAGGCGATCCATTTTGTAGAGCACAATCATATCCACGCGACCCTCCTCGATATCGGAAAGCAGCGACTGCAAGGCCGGGCGCTCCAAAGTGCCACCTGACAATCCGCCATCGTCATAACGTGCGGGAACCAGCCTCCAGCCTTCATGGCGCTGGCTGGCTATGTAAGCGGCACAGGCTTCATATTGGGCATCCAGAGAATTGAACTCCTGCTCCAGCCCCTCGTCGGACGACTTGCGGGTGTAAATCGCGCAGCGGATTTTAGGTTTGGGCATTGTCGCCTCCCTGGTGTGTGCCTTTGTTGGTCAGGCCGAAAAAGCGCGGCCCGGACCAATGTGCTCCGGTAATGGTGCGGGCAATGGCGGAGAGCGATGTGTAGCTCTGCCCCCGCCATTCGAAGCCCTGGGCTGTGACATCCACAACATGGCTGTGGCCATTCCACTCGCGGATCAGCCGCGCACCGGGCTGCAACTTTGGTGAGGATTTCTTGGATCGGGCTTCCGGGTGCAGCAGCTGTTTCTGCAATCGGGCGATGGCGCGCCTGGTTTTGTGATCCAGGCCGTGCAAGGACCGTACCTGTGCTTCAAAGGCCAGCAATTGAATCAGCCTGGGGCGGTTGATCTGCGGTGGGGGCGGTGCTTTGAACCAGCGCCGCCACAGGTCGCACAGCTCCGGGCGCGGCAGGTCAGCAATCTGGGCTGGGGTGAGTGTGTCCATCTCTGTCTCCGGTCGTTCGGGCGCGGTTTGCGCTCCTACGGAAACAGCCCCGATGGCACGGGGTCAGCACAGCTTTGCTCACACCGGTCTGTGTCGTCCAGTCGAAACTTGTGTAGGCTGCGAAGACTCAATGACAGTCAGACAAGCGCAGGGTCCATCATAGCTGGTGTCTATTTAAATATAGGATTTGGGAATTTCCCCAAGACTGCAATCTGGTTCTAAACTTGGATGATAAACAATGATTTATCGCATTGGCGAGCAATCAAATAACAAAGCTTTGGAGCGAGGGTCTAAGGAAAGAAGTGACAATTCATGTGTTGTTGCTTCTTTCCGCAGATTAAATCGGGATGTCTCAAGTGGGTGTAAGTAATTTGGTAAAAGGCTGCTCGAGTGCTTGGTCAAAAATTACCGATTTCCGCAATAAATATAGCATGTGAATTGCGACCTGGGTGGACGAGACGGGTCATCGCTTCGAATTCCGTCGCTGCTCCCTGGGGGAGGATCGTAAAGAGTCGCTAAATCAGATCGATCGGAAACGGGAGCGCGTGGAACTTGCGCCGGGGAGGCTGAACTCAGTTCAGAGAGCCGACGCATCCTATACCTGTATCCCTGTTGATCCGTCAAAGCGCCCCTAGTTCCTTCCGAGGCGCTGTGGAACCAGAGGCAGTGCAAGTGTCTTTGCTTGAAAAGCCTTTTATCAGAAAGGGTGTCAAAGAGGTGAGGTCAACATCAGAGCAGCAACAGGTCGTTTCCTGCGATATCAGGACCCTACACCCGTGGAGGCAAAACGCGCGCAAGCACTCCAAAGCGCAATTGAAACAGATTGCCGCCAGTATCGAGGCGTTTGGTTTTACCAACCCGGTTTTGATTGACCGCCAACAGACGATCCTGGCGGGTCACGGGCGCGTGGCGGCGGCTCAGCTTCTGGGCTGGACGCAGGTGCCCTGTCTTTACGTCGAGCATATGAGTGAGGTCCAGAAACGGGCTTATGTGCTGGCAGACAATCAGATTGCTCTGAACGCCACCTGGGACGAAAGTATCTTGTCCGAAGAGCTGCAGGCTCTGTCTGAAGCTGATCTGGGGTTCGACCTGGACCTGACCGGGTTTTCCACTGCGGAGATTGATGAACTCTTCGCGCTGGATGCACCGGAAGCCAGTCACGATCCCAAAGATGACAGGCTTCCGGAAGCGGCCCCGAGACGCGTCCGGCCGGGAGATATCTGGTCCCTTGGATCTCATCGCCTGATTTGCGGTGACAGCCTGGATGCTGCTGTGGTGGACGCCCTGATGCGAGAGGGCCGGGCGCGGATGGTGTTTACCGACCCGCCCTACAATGTGCCCGTGGAGGGTCATGTCAGTGGAAAGGGGAAGATCAGGCATCGCGAATTTGCGATGGCATCCGGGGAAATGAGTGTGGAGGCCTTCACAGTGTTTCTGCGGCAGGTCTTCGAGACCCTGACCTCGCATTCGGAGGAGGGGTCCATCCACTTTATCTGTATGGACTGGCGCCATGTTCAGGAGGTCCTGCACGCCGCTGAAGGCGTGTATTCCGACCTGAAGAACCTGATTGTCTGGGCAAAGGATCAGGGTGGGATGGGAACGTTTTATCGCTCACGCCACGAGTTGATTTTTGCTTACAAGCATGGAGAAGCGCCACATATCAACAGTTTCGAACTGGGTCAGCACGGCCGGTATCGCACCAATGTCTGGCAGTATCGCAGCGCCAGTGCCGAAGAGTTGACACTGCATCCGACTGTAAAACCCGTCGAGATGATTGCCGATGCCATCCGGGATGTCTCTGGTCGCGGGGATATCGTGTTGGATCTCTTTGGTGGATCCGGCTCAACGCTGATTGCTGCCGAAAAGACAGGCCGGCAGGCACGGCTTTGCGAGATTGATCCTCTCTACTGCGACATCATCCTCAGCCGTTGGGAGGCTTATGCAAAAGGCGCGGGTGTACGCCTGGTTCAGGGAGAGAACACGTGACGAAGAAGACAAAGTCCGGTTCGCAGGGCCAGGGTCCCGGATACGACATTGGTTATGGCAAGCCGCCAGCAGACGGGCAGTTTGCAAAAGGCGTATCCGGCAATCCAAAGGGGCGTCCCAAGGGGGCGAAAAACACGTTGAAAACGGAGGCCGGGAAACTGCTTGATCTGGTGCGCAAAGAGGCGGCGCGCGAGATTACGATGGGGCCGGACGGGGAACGCTTGACTATGCAGCAGGCGGCGGTGCGCTCGACGATGGTTAATGCCGTGAAAGGTAAAACACAAGCACAGCGCCACTCGACCAGTCTCATACTCATGGCGGAAAGAGAAGCGGCTGCGCGCGCTGAAAAACTGCAGGCAGGGGCCAGCGAGGTTCTTCAGGCCGCTATCGATCTGAAGGCTAAGTTGATGGTGCTGAAAGCAAACTATCAAAGGATGGGAGAGTGTTATCCGGACGAGCTGCTCAAACCGGAGGATGTAATACTGGATGATGCACGCGGAGGCGTGGTGTTCCGATTTCCGGTGGGAGAGCGTGAGATACAGGTTTGGAATGGTTTCTGGGCGCTAAAGCACCACCTGCTGGCTGAGCAGTCCCTACTGCAGGAGGATATGGACGAGGTCTCTTTTGATGCAGCAACAAAAGAGCAATTTGTGTCGCTGGACGAAGCGTATGACGTTATGTGGGACTTGGTAACGACCGAGATGTGGAAGACCTGGAGGGTGGCTCCGGAGGATGTATCAGGCCCGATCCGCGACATGGAAGATATCCGGGACCAGCCCAGTCTCGGTGATACGCTGGCGGAGCTCTTTATTGGCATGGCGGATCGATTGATGGACCTGCGCTGGCGTCGTCGGGTGATGGAGGTGCGCTCGGGCAAAGTCACCGATGACAATGCGGAGGTACAGGCTTTCTTGAATGCGACCGGATCAGTGACAGATGATCAGGCAGAGTGA